CTGCAACCGCAGCGTCAATCTGTTCAAACAAATAGTGCGGTAATGATGTAGTCGTTGCGCCTTCGATTGCCGACAACAGCTTGAGTAGTTGAAGTAATTCTGGCTTGGTCATAGCATCCCCCAGACAAACCCAGCTATGCCAGCCAAAAATGTAATTGTCATCAGCACTAAAAAGATTATTGTTACCCAGTGCATGATTTCATCGATCATGTTGTAGTCATCGTCATCGTTCATAGTTGCACCTTTCTTGTCTTGAGTCCGCGATGTGTGTAGCACTGCACCGACCCATCCTCTAGCATCTTCCAGGCGGCATTCTCGCCGCACATTTTTTGAATTAGCTCCTCTGCCGTATCTATCCGTGCCTCGTGTTCGCTGGGGCCGTCTAGCAAGTATGCTGCCGACAAGACCGAGGCTACTAAGGCTGCTGCAATCCAGTTTAGCATTCTCCTTCTCCTTTACACTTATGGCAAATAGTGCCATCAAACTGACCTTCTCCTGAACCGGAGCAGGCTGGACAGATGCCTTCTTCTAAAACTTCTGGGCCATCGTCAGCCATATAGGCTGCTAGATCTTCTTCGTAGTCAATCATTATTAGCTCCAAAGAACTTCTGTAGCTGCTTGTACAGGGTGTGCGCTTCGGAAAGGGTCATCTTTTCGATGTCGATGGTGGCTGGTTGTGGAGTTGACTGCTCCAACAACTTAGCATTAACAAGATAAGGGTTGGCGGCACGCTCAACCTTTGTGGTGGGCAAAGCCCGCAATAGTTCATACTCTTGCCCGACAGCGGCCCATTGCGCAACGAGGCGTTTAATGCTAGTGCCGCGCGGTCCTTTTATCCGGGTCAGTTCATGCCTGGCAAGGGCAACCATGCCACGTGAGTACATTGAGTTTATTGCTGAGCTGACATTGCCACGCGGCACATGCAGCATACTTGCAAGGCAGGCTGCGGAGCGCGGCAACTTGGAGTCGTGCAACAGCTGCCAAATACGCTGCGTGAGGGGCGGAAGTTTTACACCGGCTTGAGCTAGCGCAGACGAGATTTGATTCATAGGTTTTCCTTATAACATTGAGACGGCGAGACTGCCGTGAGTGCATTGTACAACACTTTTTTGAGTGCCATACAATTATTTTGTGACCCCAAGGTCATTAAGCATGGCGTGAGCTTTTTTGATGTACCAGTCATGGTCAATGTCATCAGGCAAAGAATCCGGCAGAATCATGAGCGGCTTGGCCCCATCGGTTATAGGGACCTTGTTGCCATTCTTTTTGTAGTGTATGGCCCCTTGCTCATCTTTGGCATAGTACCAACGGACTGCTTTACCTAGATACTCATTGTTCTTGATAGCCCCTCCGGTAACAGCTCTGACCGAGATGAACTTACGAATCTCTGTACACTCATGGATTGTGGTCTCTATCGGAATGTCAAGCTGTAAGTAGTCCACAACGGCTTGCGTACAGATCTGAGTTGTCGGTGTTTTGGACAGGTTTTCATCGGCATAAACACCTTTGACTTTATACCCGCCATTGCGCTTAAGTGCAATGTAGTTGTTGATGTCACGCGAGTAGACCGCAGAATAAGAGGTCTCTTCAGTGCTAAAGCCAGTTGTTCTTTCCCACCTGGCAACAATGGTCTCCATGGCCGCTTGGTTGCGCTTTTGGCAATAGATGATGATGCCATCAGTATTAGCACTCACAACACTAATGCTTTGTTCTTCAAGAGCCTCAATAAGCATTAGCAAGCTGAGTTGCCCAGTCACGGTTGTTTGAATAAGTAGGTTAGGTCCATAGAGGGCTGACCACCGTGACCCAAATTTGCCAAAGCTCCCGTTGATCGTAACTTTTAAAGCCTCGTTGATGACCTTATTGCCCTCTCTTTTTGCCTTGATTCTTTTCTCCACAAGGGATCTGTAGACGGTCAAGAAGTCAGGCCCGATATGGTCAGGATAAAGCTTCTGGTTCAGGATGACGCTAGGATAGTAGCTAGTCACGTCGCGGTCAACAATGATGTGGTTGGCGTCAGCTATGTAGTGAACTTTTTTCTCGCAAGAATGAATCCCGCCAATGCCTAGTTGGTATGTGCTAGACCCGACCTTGATCTTGAGTTTGCCGACCTCCAATGGTTCAGCAACGTCACCTTTTTCATTGAGTGTGAATGGCCGCGTCTTAAAAATGTCTAAGGCATTGCCTAACCCTGGATGCTTAAACGCAACAAACAACGGAGGAACATAGTTGAATGAAAAGTCTTTAGGCAGACTAGGTCGAGAAACCTTCTCACCCTTGATTGCCTCGATCTGTTTTTTGATGACCGACTCAGCTATTTGAGCATCTGACTTTGACCGTAACTCCAAGCCATACTCTTTGCCCATCTGTTCACGTAGCTCAATCTGTTCACTGAGCCGGCCGTATAGGTCAATCGTTGTGTCTAAGTCGTTGATGCAGTAGCTACTCAGCAAGTCTCTTTCGTTTCGCTTGATCGTTGCGTTTGGTTCTATTGGCAAGTCTTGCATGCGTTTACTGTGCAAGCGACCACCATAGATCTTTAAACTTGCCTTCCCAGGTGCAACTTCAATCAAGTCAATGTGATCGATGTACTGGCATCTTGGCAATGTGTACTTTGATTCTGCATCCCAAGCCCTAAGATCATTGACAATGATGTCATCTGACAGAGCCTTCAGCTTTTGTGAATCAAAGCCGGCAATGGATCCTTTAAGCAAAAGCAGGTCATAGCGGTTGCCATTGAACGTGATGATTGTGTACTTGGACAAAAGGCTTTTAAGTGGCTCAACGTCAAAGTCTTCCCAGTCTGAGCGTTCAAAGGTTGCAATCTTGCCATTAGCAACGGACTTGATGGCAATCAAAAAGTAGTTGACATAGCATTCAATGTCAAGTACAGCTTTATTCCGCATACTGACTCCATGCACGACCTGCTAAAACCCACAATTCTTTGCCACTGGATGGGTAGTCTTTATCGGCAACGATGCGCTTTATGCTTGTGCACAATGCTAGTTTGGTGCAGCTTATGCACGGCGCTGTTGTGCAGTACAAAGTGTCGGCTTCATCGACTTGACGCAGTCTAGCTATTGCGTTTTGTTCAGCATGGGCTGACATGCAAAGATCTAAGCCTGAACCACTAGGCAGTCCGGCTCCTGCACAAGGCACATCAATGCAATGTTGCGATCCTGGGAAAGACCCGTTGTAGCCGGAAGACAAGATGTATCCGTTGCCAGTTATCACGGCACCGACTTGCCTTCTGGAACAGGTTGCTCTTTTGGCAAATGCCCTAGCAACTTGCATGTAAGTCTGATCTAGCGTTGGTCTTGTCATGATGGTTGCCGACCTTCTCTATGCTTGATGTGATTTATGTTGAATATTTTTGAACGGTCTACGCTGTCATAGCCTCTAGGCTGGATGTATTGCTCGCAGTACCGAATCAAGTCACAACCGGGAGCAGCATCTTCAACGTCCATCGGTCTAGAGTTGAACAAGTCACAAAACATTCTTGTGCCGGTATCATAAAAGCTTTGTTTGCCCATTTTGCCTATAGGCTTAAAGACCAGCTCAAGGGCTGCTGTTGCATTTGCGCCATGATAGCAGTTTGAATTCTCATCAACGAGTTCTGGAAAGTACTCAGCAATGTCCATGACCCAGGCGGTTAGAACAAACTTGAACCTTCTCCATCCATGCAGTGTCTGCCAGTCTAAGCACCAGTCAACAGCGGATTGGATTTTTATCGGTTCTGATTGGTCAACCAACCAATTAAAAAAGTCTCGGGCAAGCTTAGGGGCTATGTCAACTAGGTACTCACGGCCTCCTTGACTATAGGCTGCCGAAGGCTTGTTAAACGAAGGTATTTGGTTGCCCATTGAACTAAACATCGGGCCTTCAAAATCTTTGATCAACCGCCTAATTGAGTCCTCACCGTCTGCGTTCTTGCAGAGGTAAGGGACTGGCGAGTTGTACCAGCCATGCGGTGGCAGCTTAGCGTCACCGATCATGGCAAAGCTTGCACCTGAACCACAAATCCTGTGCACAAGAAAAATGTAGAACCATTCTGCATCGTTGAACTTGTCAGCGTAGCCTTCACATGCATAGCCGTGTTTGACATTCCATTTGTGTTTTGGATTGTCTTTGCCTAAAAACATTTCTTGTGGCACGTTTGAAAAGCCAGCAGCCCATCGGCTGACTGTGTCATAGATGTGAATGTTGTCTTGTAAAGGGCAGCCACTTTTAGTAGACTCAGGCAACATGCCAACGTTACGGTCTTGCAGCAACTTAGCTCTATGGTGATACGCAACCGCTTCTAAGAAGTAGATCGACGGCTCTAGGTTGTAGTCTGAACAAAGATCCCATTCTTTGTTCAGTGCATCACGATACGGATGCCTATCAATTTCATGCAACTCCAATGAGTGCAGTAGTTCAGGGCTATGGTTTAGCATCATGGCCCACGCTCCAGGTCAGACATGTCACCCCATTCCCGCTGGCTTTTTAAGGGTATATTTTGGACTTGTTTATACTGAGCCACTACTTTGTCATCGGTGCCAACGTTTATGAAGATTGAGTCATCTATGCCAAAATTTTCAAAGTCTTCCCAGCACTTGGCATCATAGTTTGCCGTTGACGGGAAAGGTGGCCGTTTGTTTAGTGGTACGTCTTTCAAAAACGGTTGAGATGATGACCATAGGATTGCATTGCCAATCTCACCATCATGCATATTACGAGCAACGATCACGCCACGGCAAGCTGCTTTAGGCCAAGCTATTTGCAATGCACGAATGGCTGTTCCAGTAGACACCGACATCCAAATCTCACTAGGATCTTTACCTAGTTGTTCAGTGACAAGTCCTGCAAGATTGATGATGCCGGCTGTGACCAATGGTGTTTTGCCAAGTCCAAAAGGCAAGTACTTTGCCCCATGCTTTTCAGCCCACTTCTTAGCATAGCTGTTTAAGGTTGGCATTGCTGCAATCTTGATAAAACGCAAGTCAGACCCATAAGACAACAGTGCTTTTTGATGCATTGAAGGTTCGCCTGATGCTGGACAAAAGAACACGCAATGTTTGCCATAGAGTTTGGCAAGGGTTGCAATTGCATCCATAGCCATACCTACGCGAGGAGCACAATAGACTAAAACGTCTTCTTTGCACTCCGCTATCAACTGCTCAGCGCCGTAGCCTTTCAAGCTGCTAGCACTAGCATCGCCTCTGAACACCCACTTTTTACCATGGGGCCGTACTACTGGGGCTGACAGCTTTGACTTAAAGCCATTGCGCATTGCAATGTAGTAGGACCTTGCATCATGTCTGCCCCAGCCTGCCGGAATGTCCATGTTTGACTTGCTAGTTGTGCACGTGAAGATACTCATAGTTGACCCCAATCAAAACGACGGTAAAAAGGAGGTGCAATGTGCACCGATGAGTTGAGCTCCATGAAAATGTTTGCATACTCTTCAGGGTCTACGGAGTACCAGCTGCTTGGCGGACTGATCAAGCATTGTTGGCTCATTTTGTCCATAAACAATTCAGTCCAATACCGCCTTTGATCTACTGTACCAGTGAATGGGGTTCCTTTATAAAAACCGGTTTGAGGGATCTTGCGCTTTTCCCATTCGATCGGTACAGGGGCGGCAATTTCAACTTGAATGTCATACTCACTGTTTAAAAAGTTGGCCACATCGGCATAGTTGCTGCATAAGTCAATGACGGCTTGTTTAGGGGCGCTCTGTCGACCGATATGATGTCGGATGTCTATTGATCCACAGACTAAAGTTACGCGCCTTGGTTTGTGAACCAAGCGGCCTATTTGCTCAACAAAATAGCCTTTTTGTAATGCCCCATGCAACGTTAGTCCGTTTGTCCGGATTACACCTGAACCGCTAGCTGCAAAGGCCGTTGAGTGGCTGTCACCGATTGCGACTACGTCGTTTTTAAGATCTTGTTGGGTCAGTGTTGTCGAGGCTTGAAGGCGCGCATCTAGATTGGCCAAAAGGGCAGACGTCAGCCTAGTTGAGCATGTGGCCTGGCCTAAGCGTTTAGACAATTGGTGTGCATAGTTTGGCATAGGCCAATCCAAGCTGACTAGTTGTCCTTTGTAGTTTGCCAATTCTTCAAGCTTGTCAACTAAGCCTTCACTGACCCCTCCGAACAAATTGAGCACTCCGCCAAAATTGACGCCATGCTCCACGTATAGGATTGGGCAAGTTAGCGGGTCAGTTGGCCCAGCAACAGGCACGCCAAGACATTCTGCCCAATGCATGGCCCAGCCACGCACATGGCTTTTTGGACGGACAGGTATGTTTTGAAATGGGTTGTAAATCATTTTACAAGCCCGATGTGCCGTGGATAGATGTGCAAAGATCCTGCATTCCAGTACATGTTGCCTTTGACTAAGTCAGGATAGGTTTGTTGCAGCCTGATCAAAGCAAAGTCGTGGACAGTATTTTGCCAAAAGTAGTCACCTTTATACCCATAGACTGCATCATTAGAACGCATGTTGACGATGTGGTTCAGCTGGCCGTCACGGATAAGTAGCTGAGTGCTGTACGTGCACATGAAGTCACGCATGCCGTCGATGACCGAGTCTTCATGCATCGAGGGTCGAATGTAAATGATCACGGCTTGCCGGCTCTCTTTGTTTAAGACAAGGGAGTCAATTGCCTTATGGAATTGATAGCCGTTCTCAGCGCTAAAGACACACCATCCATAGTTTGAGTTGATCCGACCCTTCTTGCTTGCAACTTGTTGCCAGACCGCAGGCACAGGCGGAGCAATGTCATTAGTGTTCAACGACTGGCTCATGTACCAACGCAGCTCACGAGCATTCCATTCGGCATTCACTTCACCAAAAATGGAAGGCTCATCGGCTATGAATGATGCATTGACAATCTCCAACATTCCAGATTCGTTTGGCTTCATAGCCTTGAACTGGTCTCGGATGCCTTGGACTGCTGTAAAGTAAGGTTTAACTGGTTTGAGCCTCGTTATCTGATCAAACAGTTTCTTTCCACGGTTGTAGAATTCTTTGTCTTTTCCTGTGCTGTTATCCTTACTCATTACTTGCTCCCTACAAAGCGGTCATCTTTATCTTTGTTGTGGGCTGTATGCTCCATCAGAATAAAGAGTTGGGTTCCAGCATGGGCAAGGTGGGGCAGCCCTGATTCTGGATCAGTGTCTTCACCTTGCCAGAAAGCAAAAAGATGCCGTATGATGGAGCCATAGGTACGTGACCAAGCAACAGTCTCGCCTTGACGGTACGAGTTGGCAAAGTACTTCTTGGCACCAAAGCCAAACACATTGGCAACTTGCATCATTGGGTCTATTGGTAGCAGATCTACTCGCACCTTTGTTGCGTCAAACTTAGGTGCAAAGCCAGGTTGGATTGTGCCATCTGAGCTAGGTGCAATTGGGGATAGTGCAGGAACTCGGTCAATGATTTGTTCAAGTTCTGCTTCAGGGCCAATCCAACCTTTAGGTTTGACTAGGTCACGCTTGAAGCCACCACGCTTATCACCATTTTGGCCAACTTCTTTGGCCATGTTTGCCTTCATGACCTTCTCAAAGCCTTCAAGCAAAGGCAGCCCTTGTCTGTCAAGAGTGCCAACAGCAAACACGATCAGATCGAGAAGGGCGTCGTACTCATCGACCAATGTAGTTGCGGCGTTGTACTCATCAAGTTCCTCTTGCAAAGCTTTGACTCGAAAGGCTTTTTCATGAGGATCAAGATGCCAAGGCACGCCAATGCTTGATGTCAAACCAAATTTTTTGTGCATGGCCTTGACAAGGCCCATAATCCTGCTTTCCATAACTAACTCCTTCGTATTGATTAAACGGGCTTTTCACCCGATCGACGCATTGACCTGCGCTAAGGTTTGTTTTTAGCCGAGCAAGTCGGCATCTTCTTTGGCAAAGTTGGCAAAGTCATCAGAAGCTTCAGTGCGACCACTAAAGGCCTCACCGTCTTTGACTTTCATGATGTTGTCCAAAGCAATCGACACGCCTTTGCCACCAGTAGGATGCTCCCAAGCATAAGCTCGGATTGACGCCCTGTAGTAAGCACCGCTATAGATCTCATTGGCATCCATGATGGGTTTCAGAGAGGCATCAACAATGCCTGGCTTGTTGTTTGACGTGGCTTGCACGCTGTAGCAGCCCGCAAACTCAGGCCTTTCTTCTTCATCACCATCTTTGACAGGCGACTTCATCTTTGGAGGGATTTTGCCCCATTTTGCTTTGGCTGTCTCATCAACCATTTTGTTGAGATCAGTCCAGAACGAACTCTTTTTAGGCAGTGGGATGGTGATTTGGTAACGAGGCTTTGCACCTTCAACGCCTTTAATGGCATGCGGTTCAAGTACGTGCACAAAAGATCCACGGAACTCAGGGGTAACAAGCTTTGACATTTTTAGTCCTTAAAACATTGATGAAAATGGGAGTCTTTCCTCCCTGTCATTTGGTCGTTAGACCACATCCATTAGCAACTCACGTGCTTTGTTCTTGAGAGTGTTGCCGTAACCAAACCATGCTGCATTCTGGTTAAGGCCATGATCAACGTGCTCAGTCACAGCATTGAGCAATCCCCAAGCTGTGCCTTCTGCTTCTGGCAGCTCATTGCCGATGGCTTGTCCATTGAACAAAGCCATGATAGACTGGAAAGCCTTTGTTTTTTCTACTGGCACAACTTCCATCTTTTTGATGCCATCAACAAACTTAGTTGACATCGATGTAGGCAACAGCTTTTTAAGGAACTCAACCGCAAAGGTTGCATTGATTTGCTGTTTTGCAAGACGGCGTGAGTCGATCAAGAACTTTTCAAAGCCATTCAAAGCAATGCCAAGATCTAGTGCTGTGTCTTTTGCGCTGAACTCTTTTGAATGATTGATACGGACCGTGTCACCAGACTCAGCTGAAGCATAACCGAGAGTGTTGCTGCACACAACACGGACTGAGGTAAATCGCGCCGTGGTTGCAAGAGTACCGTCATATGATGTTGCCAACAGGACATATGGTTTGACAACATCCTGGCCAATTATGGTAGCTCCATCATTGACTTTGGCCATTGCCCAGATACGCTTGCCACCTGAGAGTGCGCCTGCTGATTCCAGTTCAAAGTGATTGTTCTCGGCAAGCTTGGCAAAAAAGTCCAACACATCTGCTGGTTGAACGATGTTGTAGTCATTGCTGACAACACCGAGAGGGGCAAACGTGTCTGACCGATAGAGAACATCTTTGTTTGGGTACGCGGCAAACGAACCCTCGCTGTCTTGATACTGAACCGTTGAGCGGTTAACCGTGTGCGTCAAGCCTGCAGCTTTTGCCCACACGCCGATAGGCTGACCGGCTTCAAGAATCTGACCGAGACCATGCCATGCACCTTTTTTAGCAAGTGCAACGTTTGCTTGACCATTTGAGAAATCTAGTTCGTGTGCCATTTTAGACCTTTTAACATTGAGACGGCGACATTGCCGTGATTGCATTGTACAACACTTTTAGGCCTGTACACAACTATTTTGAGCTTTTTGCAAAATCTTTTTTTGCGGACTGAGTCTTGTCCACGGATGACCGCTTGTCTTTCTCAGGAGCAATGGTTGGTTGGCCAACGTCTACCTTGATCAAGGCGCTCATGTCTAGGCTTTCAGCTTTAAGAGCAATCTCCATTTGAGCCACGCTAAGCAAGACTGACTTTGTATAGATCTGGTCATAGCCTTGTTTTTTCAACCATAACTCGGTTTTTGGCACGTCTTGCCATGACCTAGTCTTACGGCCTTCAACAACTTTCCAGCCAGGGATCAAGCCTCCGGTCAGTAAGATGTCTTTTGCTTTGGCTTCTACTGCTTCGACAAACGCGCTGAGCACCGACAACTTAGGCAACCATTCCTCTATAAGGTCCATTCCAACTGGCTTAGTCTTGAAGTCAATGGCTGCAGCCTCATTGGCTAAGCGGTTCATCTCTGGGCATTTGGCTTTTGCACGACACCATTTGCAGGCTTTCTCGCTAGCCACAAACTTGTTAGGTTCGTTTTGAATGGCTGCGTAAGAACGCTTTAGTTCTTCAGCAAATGCTAAGAGTTCCTTTAGTTCAATGGTCCAGCTGTCAATACTGTTCATCGGTGGTTGAACGATAGTCATCATGATCGTGTCTACGTCGTACACAAGGCCGTATTTAAGGTAAGCACCCAATGCATAGCAGAGCAACTGCGTGTTGCCTTCAGCCTCTACGCGCACACCGCTGCCGGTTTTAAGATCAATGACACGCATCAATGAACCATCAATGACGATGGCGTCTGCGGTACCCCAGCAATCATTAATGACTTCTGCAAGTGTGACCTTTTCTTCGTAAAACTTTTGGCCGTTGAGGGCTTGGATGTAGTTGACATAGACTTGAACAAGCTCAGCCATTTCATGCGTGATGATGTGGCCATTGATCGTCTTGCCAACAAACATGGTTGGTTCAAGGCCTTTAGTCAGACAAAGGTCAGACACTGTGTGCATTGCAGTGCCTTTCTCTGCATAGATGCTTGAGTCGCCACCTTTGATGTCAGGTTCCAGATGGACGCTGCCTGGGCAAGTCATCCATCTAGAGCTAGCACTCGGTGAGAGCTTAGCGTGCTTCATTGACCAATTCCATAGTTTGTTGGAATTGCTCTTCACCGATCTCGCTGACCTTTTTGACTCCAAGTTCAGCCAGGATGGCAAGAGCTTGTTCACGCTTGCCTGCGCCAATCAGTTTGGCCATTGCTTGGCGAATGTGGTCAAGCGTAAGTGGCTCAATCTCCACTTGTTTGGCTGGCTTTTTAGGGGTTGACACCTCTTGCTCAACAGCCTTAGGTTCCTCTTGTTCAACGGCCTTGGGTGTTGGTGCCTCTTCAGCCAAATCAAACAATTCGGCCAACTCACGCAGCTTGGCTGCAATCAATTTTTCATTCATGTCCGTAGACTCCTTAATGACACTATCAATGACATCCATCTTGGTCAATATCTTGTGTAAGATAATTTCATCGATGGACCCGGTTATCGTCAACAAGTCAATAGTGACATTGTCTTGTTGACCGATTCTGTGGCAGCGGTCTGCTGCCTGTTGAAGGTCTGAGGGAGACCATGGTGCTTCAACAAATACGACATGGCTTGCTGCTGTCAGGGTCAGACCTACTCCAGCAGCTTTGATGTTGCCTACAAAGACCCTGCACTTGGCGTTGTTTTGAAATGTTTGAACTGCAGCATGCCTGTCTTCATTCTTGACTGCGCCGGTAACCATGACCGGTTCATAGTCCTTAAAGGCGGTCATGAGCCCGTCAATGATGTGAGTGTGATGAGCAAAGACTACAACCTTGTCTGTCTGTTCAAGACAGTCTTTGATGTAGCTTATAGATTGGTCTAGCTTGCGCTCTGCATTGAGGCGTCTGATGTCACTGATGGCTTCAAACGGAATCGAATCAGGCTTGTCAATCTCGTCAGCTGTAAATTGCTTCTCGCGCTTGTCAACTGGCAAATCAAGGGCAATGACTCGATAGGTTTTTGATGGCAAGTCAATGCACTCAGCTTTTGTCATCCGCAGCATGAACGGTTCTAACACTTTAATCAGTTCACTTTTACGGCTTGAACCGCTGAAGTCGTAGGTGTCCCAGGGTGTTTTCCATCCTGCACAGAACCTCATACCAAACTCAAAGTAACCTAGCTTTGTGGCTCCAATCGAATAGAGTAAAGTCCACAGCTCGATAGGTCGATTGACTATAGGTGTGCCTGTCAACAGGCTGACATTGGTTGTGGTCTTGATCAGACTCATTAACAGCTTTGTACGCTTGGCTTTGTAGTTCTTGATGTAGTGAGCTTCATCCACTATCAAAGTGACCGGTTTAGGTAGGTCAAGCTTGCCTAGTATGTCGTAGTTGACAATGGTGACGTCAAGGCCTTTGATTGGATCCTTGGGGCTGCGAACAACCTGCACGCTAAGTTCAGGCCGCCACATCTTGAGCTCGGCTTGCCAGTTGAGTTTGAGTGATGCAGGACACACGACCAATGCAGGCACAGACAAGTCTAGGCTAGACACACCTGTCTTGCCTAGACCCATGTCAAGCGCAAGAATAGCCTTAGGTCGTTGACCTAGCCACTTGACGGCTTGGACTTGATGAGGGTACAGGTTCATTTGGCAATGGCCCAATACCAAATGCGACTGATGAGCACACTTGCTGCCATGCCTAATAAAAGGAATGGCACTAAGATTGCCATAACAAAGAGTGCCAAGAAGACTTTCATTTGATCAAGTCCAGACATTCTTTTGCACACTGCTTGAGCTCACGAGTCGAGCTGCTGCCAAATGAAATGCCTGTTTCCATCATCTTGTATTGCACATCAAGTGCAAGCTCAAGACTGATGTTGAGCCACTTCATGATGTCTCTAGTAAGGGCGTTCATGCAAGCTCCAAGGCAGTTTGCTTGACTTCGATCTTGTAGCCGAGGGCTTGAGCAAGCTTGAGTGTGTCGCGGCTCAAAGTATGTTGCCGTGCAATGTCGGCAAAGATTTGAGCAACAGAGTTGGCAGGATAGATCATCTCTTTTCCATAGACATTTTTGATGGTGACGATGAGTGGGTTGTTGGCTGTGAGGACGGTCATGATAGGCTTTCGACATTGAGACGGCGAGACTGCCGTGAGTGCATTGTACAACACTTTTTGAGTGTTGCACAACTATTTTGCAACTATTTTACTGCTTGGCCCAGTAGCCATAGACCATTTTGTGGGTGCAGTCCCAGGTGTCGTTTGCCACACTGTCAATCACTGCTACAAGATGATGGGCTTGCTTGGCAATCACACTGCCTTTTGGCATATCACTGCAGCGAGCCTTACGGCCTATAAACTGAGGGGCCTTGTGCCATGCCCACCCATAACGCTTGAGCACTACTGTGTAAATGTCTTTCATGATGCCATTGCGTGCTGACCTTGAACGACCGTTGTCACAGTTTGCTTGTGATAGTTCCTTGTACACGGCTTTGTAGTCAAGCTGCAAAGCTATTGCCATTGCCCGAGCTCCGCAGTCACCTGCTGTGCCCTTGAAGCCTGCAGCTTGACGGCCGCCGTCATTGAATTTATATTCCATGATGATCCTTTACAACATTGAGACGGCGAGGTTGCCGTGATTGCATTGTACAACACTTTTTGAGTGTTGCACAACTATTTTGCAACTATTTGCGTTTATACATAGGGGTCCAGTCCTTGATGTCTGGTCTGAGCTGCTCTTTTGTGAATGGTATGGCCTTCATCGAGCCAAATTTTCTGGCCGCAACACGGCCGATCTGTCCTCGTGTGAACCAGTAGGAAACGGTGTTCCGGCTCATCTTTGCTTGCCGAGCCATCTCAGCCTTTGTACCCATGTGGACTAGGAGGAGGTCTAGGGCCTCTTGACAATCGGCTTTAAAAGGTTTGGGTTTTTTTTCAATCATGATGTATTGTACATCAGTTTTTTGATGTATGATGTCAATGGGCTTGGGACGAATTAGCTACTCGACCGACAAGGATGCTTTCCCCTTTCACAGCATCCGCCCAACCTACACTTGTGAATGGGCATTGAAAGAAAAACATGGACTCTCCGCAGCCAACCTCTTCAATAGAGGGTCGCGTTTATGACAGCTGTGACGCAACCCGCATCTATCTCTCTGAAGCCATAAAGGCCACATCCAATTTGCCAAAAGGTATGAACAGAACGGCTTTGATCGTTGCGTTCATGGAGATTGGCGTGGCGGCACTCCTTGCCGACCAAGCAAGGGGAAGCCATGCAAACTAAACCTACAGTCTTAGCAGTTTTACCAGAATTTATCCCTCAAGCTCTCAAGGCCATCCCAAGATGGGTCGTTTGGAAGCTAGTGCTTGACGGGAAAAAGTGGAAAAAAATACCGTATCAAACAAACGGTCGAATGGCAAAGAGTACAGACCCTAGTACATGGTCAACGTATGAAGATGCACTAGATGCCTATTTTGTCGATGGTTTTGATGGCATAGGCATAACAATCGATGGCTCTGGTGACTTTCAGGGCATTGATCTAGATGACTGCATCATTGATGGCAAAATGAACCATGTGGCCAATGAGCTGCTAGACCGGGTTGATGGCTATGCAGAGACCAGCCCTTCAGGTACAGGCATCAAACTATTCACTAGATCAAATTTAGCCAAGTCAGGCAAAGTTGGTGACATTGAGGTCTATAAAGAGGGCCGCTACTTTACAGTGACGGGCCATACCTTAAATGGTCACGGCCTTTTGCCCGACACTATCCAAGATGTAGACTGGTTTGTTGAACGACATTTTGGAACAAATGAGGCCCTTGGCCTTGAGTCTTATAAGCCGCCGCTCAATGATTGGGATCTTGAGCGGGTAGAGATTGAACTGCTGCCATTCATAGGTGACCTTGAGCCGTACGACCTATGGCTCCAACTTGGTATGGCTTTGCATCATCAAGGTCGAGGCGGTGAGGAATGGATGGAGCTTTGGGATCAAGCCAGTCGTCAGACTGGTTCATACGACCGCCGTGAGTTGGAATCCAAGTGGGACTCTTTTAGTGAACAACACGGCTCAGGGGGCGGGGCCATAACCCTTGCCTCGATCATCAAAAAGGTCATTGAGTTCAAGAAGGCTGAGCAGACCAGGACTTTTGATCGTTGTAAGGCTTTGATTGTTGACGAGACTGACCTTGAGCAGCTTAAGACCGTGGTAGTTGAGGCAATCAAAGCTGAGCTTGGCCTTGACCACATCAGTCGCAATGTTTTGGCAGGCATTCTCAAGACCAAGTTCAAGGATCTAAACTTCCCCATCTCAATCAATGATGCCAAGAACCTGATCAAGCCAAAGATTCATGAGGGTGTACCAGAATGGTTAGGTGATTGGGTTTATGTCACTCACGAAGACAAGTTTTTCAATGTCAATAGCAAAAGGAAAGTCTCGCAACAGGGTTTTGGTGCAATGTTCAACCGGTTTTGTGGCGATGACTCAGCAGCTACATTGTCCTTAGATCTGTTTAGGATTCCTACTCCTGACAAGATCATCTACTTGCCTGCTGCTGAGGATCTGTTTGAGCTAAATGGGATTGAATGTGTCAATGAATACAACAAGAACAGCCCGCCAGATGTGCCTGCTTCTTTAAGTGCCGGCGACCTTAAAGCCATTGAAGTTGTGCAAGCCCATCTGTCAATGATCTTAGTTGAACAACACGCTGTAGAGATCATGCTCAGTTGGATGGCTTACTGCGTTCAGAATCCAGGGTCTAAAATTCGGTGGGCTCCGTTGATCAAAGGCATTGAGGGCGACGGCAAGTCGGTGCTAGGCAACTTGATGATGGGTGTGATGGGTATGGCCAACGTAGGCATTGTGTCACCTAGCGTATTGGCAACCGGCTTTACGAGTTGGGCAGCAGGCAGGTGTGTCAATGTGCTTGAGGAGATTCGCATGGTTGGTCACAACCGCCATGATGTGCTGAATACCATAAAGCCGTATATTACCAACGATCAGGTCACAATACACCCCAAAGGTATCAACGAGTATGTAGCACCAAACACGGTCAACTACATTGCATTCACAAACCACCACGATGCCCTCCCACTTGAGGACACGGATCGCCGATGGTGGGTTCAATTTACACCTTTTAACAATCAAGGTGAGTTGCTCAAAGTAGCCAATTCGGACTACTTCAGCAACTTGTTCAATGCCATTCGTGATCATTCACCTGGGCTTAGGAAGTGGTTGCTTGAGTACCAACTCAACCCATTGTTCAATCCAAAAGGCCAAGCACCATCATCTTTGGCTAAAGACCAGATGGTCAGTTTAAACGTAAGTGAGGATTTTGGTGTTGTAAAAGAATTGCTATCAGAAGGTGGATTCGGCTTCAATGATCAAATTTTGTCTAGCCGCCACTTCACAACAGCGCTAAGTTTTATTGAAAATATCGAGGTACCAAAGACCATTTCGTTGAACAAAATCTTCATGAAACTTGGCTATTCTGCGCTTGGACACCCCGTAAAATGGGAAGGTAAGGCTTGCACAATATGGCTAAAAGGTTCGTACTTGAAAACGTTTAAAGGAATGGAAAAATCTGAAGTGAACGAACAAATTAGAAATTTATTGGAAAAAACGCAAGGTAAAGACCTTTTAAGCTGAATGTCCCGAACTAAAGCTATCTCGAACCTCAATTCGAACCTCGATTCGAACTAGCTTAAGCTATTGATTTTTATACATATTTTACTTAAAAGGTTCGAAGTTCGAAATAATACTATAAAGTTGACAGCCGGCAGGAATGTATATATGAACAAAAAATAGTATATATATCTGCCGGTGGGGATGGACTTCAATAAACCTCGAACCCCGAACCCCGAACCTGGAAGTTTAGTGACGGAAAATAAATGGTTGTATACAAACAAGTTAAGTCTAAGTCAGAGTCTAGCGAGCAAACGACTCTAGTTGCCAGGGTGCGCAACTTCCATCCTGACCTGGTTTTTATGAGCATCCCGAACGGAGGCAAAAGGGATCCACGAGTAGCTGCGCAGATGAAGCGTGAAGGCGTTTTGGCCGGCGTGCCTGATCTCTTTCTGGCAGAACCGAGGCAAGGGTCACATGGTTTGTTCATCGAGATGAAGAAGGTTGGTGGCCGGACAAGCAATAATCAGGATTCGATCATCGACAAGTTGAAAGAGAAAGGGTATCACGTCGTAGTGTGCGAGGGAGCAGACGAGGCTTACAGTGAGTTTCTGCGCTATGTCTATGGTGATCAACCTCCTGCGTGGCTTAAGCGCTTTGTGGATCATCCTGGTAAGACCACGATGCCAATTAAAAATAAATAGGGTACAATCCGTAGAAGACAATCTGACCGAAAGGGTTGATTATGCAATTACGAACCCCTGCTCCAAAGCGAACCGGCGGCGCATTGCCCGGGTCGAACAATGGCGGCGGTGCTAAACCTGGCAGCGTACGACCGGTTGGTTCTGGCCGGCAACCCGGTACTCCTAACAAAGTTACGCTGACTGCAAAGTTGGCGATTGCTGAGTTTGTCGACGGCAATGCGCATCGATTGACCGGCTGGCTTGATGCCGTGGCTGAAGGCACACCAATGCTTGATCTTGACGGTAAACAAATTTACGATCAAGACGGCAACAAAGTCTACGTGACTCGGCCAAACCCTGAACGTGCTTTCAATCTGTTTCAAAGCGTGGTCGAGTATCATGTGCCTAAGTTGGCTCGCAGTGAAATCAGCGGACCAAATGGCAGTGCAATACCGATTGCTGCTGTCGATCTAAAGGGACTGAGTGACGTAGAGCTTGACACGATGCAGAGATTGATGAGCAAAGCAGCAGGCCAATGAACGCACCACTCAGCCCGGTTGCAATGCTTGACATGATCAAGCATGAGCGAGACCGTCGCCGAGCTGAGGGTTGCTTGTATGACTTTGTCAAGCAAAGCTGGCATGTCGTAGAGCCTGGCATACCATTTATCCAGAGCTGGCACATCCAAGAGATCTGCGAACACCTTGAGGCCATCTCATGCGGTGACATTCGGCGGCTGCTCATCAACATACCGCCAAGGCACTCCAAGTCAACCATTGTGTCGGTCATGTGGCCGATGTGGGAATGGCTGACAACGCCTGAGCAGAAGTTCTTGTGTGCCAGCTACGCAGGCAACCTGAGCATTCGTGACAACTTGAAGGCACGGCGCTTAGTGCAGTCGCCTTGGTATCAAGAACGTTGGGGCGGTTTGTTTGAACTGTCGGGCGACCAGAATGCCAAGCAACGGTTCGAGAACAGCAAGACCGGCTACCGCATAGCCACGTCACCTGGCGGCACGGCTACAGGCGAAGGCGGCTCTCGATTGGTGCTTGACGATCCACACGGTGCACAAGAAGCCCAGTCAGACGCCATGCGTGAGAGTACGTTGGACTGGTTTGACATGGTCTGGTCAACGCGGCTGAACAACCCCAAGACCGACGCAATGGTAGTTGTGATGCAGCGGCTGCATGAGCGCGACATCAGCGGACACATACTCGATGACATCAAAGGCTGGGAGCACATTTGTATCCCTGCCGAGTGGGACGGCAAGGTGCGCAAGACAGTGCTCGGTCCATACGACCCACGCACCAAGAAAGGTGAACTCATCTGCCCTGAGCGCTTCGGGCCGATAGAGATCACGGCCTTAAAGCAGCTACTCGGTTCGTACGGCACAAGCGGTCAACTGCAGCAAGATCCTGTGCCGAGTACCGGCGGCTTGCTCAAGACTGCGTTCTTCCAGCAATGGCCACACAATGAACGGCTGCCGCAGTACGAGTACATACTGCAGAGCTACGACTGTGCATTCACCGAGAAGACTACAGGCGACCCTACGGCCTGCACGGTATGGGGAATGTTCACGCACAAAGGCGAGCGGAACTGCATGCTGCTTGATGCTTGGGACGAACACCTCAGCTATCCTGACTTAAGAACCAAAGCCGTTAAGGATTGGACGACCGAGTATGGTGGCGACAACAATAATGGGGCAGGCATGCCTACTCGGGCTCGACGGCCTGATCGCATCTTGGTAGAAGCCAAGGCCAGTGGTCAATCGCTGCTTCAAGACTTGCGTTTGGCCAGAGTGCCTGCAGTAGGGTATAATCCGGGAAACGCCGACAAAGTAAGCCGTGCACATCAAGCAGCACCCACCTTGGAGCTTGGACTATTGTGGATACCCGAGTCAAAGCGCAACCCTGGACAGCCTGTCAGCTGGGCAGCGGCGTTCATCAAACAGCTTACCAAGTTCCCACTGGCCGAGCATGACGACTATGTGGATACGTTTACGCAAGCCATCATCTACCTCAAGGATGATGGTTGGTTTGAGCTGCCGCAAGCCAAGGACGTTGACGAACCACGGCCTAAGAGCAAAGACAAGGTGAACCCATATGCCGCTTGACCCTCTTGACGAGTTCTTGCCTCCACGCTATCGGTCTGCTGGTCGTAGGCCTGAGGCCAACAACGACAGAACCGCTTCTGCTAATGCGCCATTGTCAGCGTTGAGGGGTTGGGCAGCAGGCACAGCAGGGTTAGCAGGAGATATAGAAGGCTTAGCCCGTGCAGGTATCTCCCAACTGCCGCCACAACTGCTGACAGCCTTTCCTGCACTTCGTGCATTTGGCATAGGCAGTCGCGCAGATCCCACGCCGCAAATGCCAACAACCGAGTTCTACAACGAATACCTACCCGGTGCTCAGTTGAATCAAACTCCAACAGGCAAAGCATTCACTACTTCAGGCAACTTGTTTGGCGGCACAGGAACTACGACACTTGCTAAGTATGGTATTAAGAGTGCAAAGGCAACGGGCCAAGCACTAGGGCCAACCGCTGTGCGGATAGGCGAGGACTATTTGCAGCGGCAAGGTTTGATGCCCGGCGTTATTAAGCCCAAAGGTGGTAACCAATTGGCCGGTAGTTTTGAGAATTCATTGAAAGGGTTAAAAACCGACGTGCCTGCGTTTGACTTTTCTGAAGGCAGAAATATGAAACAAACGGACGCCAACTTTATCGAACAAAACTTTCCGGGAATCACTCAGGAATATTCGGACGCTTTTCGTGCTTCTGGGATGCACTCAATGGACTACGCAAAAAAGCAAATTCCATGGTTGAAACAAAATCATCCGGAAATCATAGATTCGTTGTTGACAGGCAAAACAAAAGATCAGGCACTCAATACCTGGATTGACAAACAACTGACCAATTATATTAAGAATGACATGGCCACCCCCGGAGACCCAATCCGGGCCTTAGCTGAGCGGGGTATAACCTATGCTGAAATGGCGCCGCTTAATACTTATTTGAGTGACGTACTAGGTCGTCGTCGAGAATCTGTTGGCTTTCCTGCTAAGGGTTTTGGGCAATCAGAAGCAGCTCAACGTTGGGAAGCAGCTGCTGACGAGGCTATTCATAATGCCCCTGCTAGGGAACGGCTCAATACTACTATTTCAGCATCAGAAAAAAACCTATTGGAAAACCCATGGCTAGCTAAAGTTCCACCAGAGACAATGACGTATGGTGCTTACGCTAACTCGGGACAACAGCTAGGTTTTGACCACATCGTTGACGAACTTCGTAATGCTACAGACTTAGCCAGTAGTCTGCCACCTAATTTACGTTTAAAGTCTAGTAGTTTACCACAATTAAGTGTACCTCAAGCTGTTGAGCGTGTCAGCCAGATCAATGCTTGGCGTGCTGCAGAAGCTATTAAAGCTGAAAAAGCAGGCATGATGGGCAACCTTAATGCTAATTCACGTCTTGAAGATCCAACAACACAACTATCGTTTGTTGACAAGCCTGGAATGAAATGGGTTGACATCCCCGAGACAACCGACAAGATTGGGTTGAACCTTTGCACTACCATTGGTAAGCAAGGTGGTTGGTGTACTCAAGGCGAAGGGTTAGCTAAGAGTTATGGCTCTGGGCCAAATCGGCTTACTACTTTGATAGATGCCGATGGCCGCCCTCATGCACAAGCAAAGATTACATCTATCCCCTATTCCGGGGACATCATGGATGACGTTGACGACATAATGCAAACAATGTCTGCAGCAGAACAGCGCAAATTCAATAGGTATATAGGCTCTAACGAATTTGCACCGCATGGTGACGTTGACACGGAAGAAGTATTGGCATGGTTGCAAAGCAATATGCCTAAATCTTACAAGCGCTACCTTGCATCAATCAGCGGCCCATCCAATATCACAGAGATTAAACCTGTTAGCAATGACTTCTCCAGTGCCCGTGCACTGGAGTACAAGAGTCGCGACCCACAGTATCAGAACAAGATCACAGACTCAACGTTAAAGTTCCTTAACTCTAGTGAATGGGGTACGGTAACCGATTTGGACCACTTCAACATTGTTGATTTAAAGGATACCCATAGCGTTCAGAGGGCTTTAAGAGAAGTTTTAGATAGGGACTTGCCAAAAGATCGGATTGACAAGTTTAACTACGCGGTCAATTTTAATCCTGAAGCAAATCGGTTTATGTCAACCAGACAATTTTCTGATTTTCTTGAGCCGCCAGAAGGCTTTGCCAAGGGCGGCGCAGTCCACTTTGACGAAGGCGGTGCAGCCTTTGGCGTATTCCCGCAGATGAAGCCACGCCGGGCACTGCAAGACCGTGAGGCTGCGGCCAATGCACCACTATCTGCACTCCGAGGCTACGCAGCGGGTACTGCCGGATTGCCAGGAGACATTGAGGGGTTGGCCCGTGCAGGCATCTCTCAACTGCCGCCGCAAGTGTTGGCAGCTTTCCCTGCACTACGTGCATTTGGCATAGGCAGCCGTGCAGACCCTACTCCACAGCTACCAACCACTGAGTTCTATAACGAGTATCTGCCGGGTGCTCAGTTGAATCAAACTCCAACAGGTAAAGCATTTACCGCTGCAGGCAACTTGCTTGGCGGTGCAGGCTCCACGACACTTGCTCGGTATGGCATCAAGAGTGCAAAGGCAACGGCCAAAGCAATTGCTGAAGCTGCCCCCGGACCTGCTTCTGGCAGCCGTGCAGCCCAACTTGGTGTCATCAAAATGCCTGGCGGCAACTGGTTGTCCGGCTCGGTGGAAGAATCTGTGAGTCCAATGAAACGGCGTGGAACTCCTTCAATTGCATTTAGCCAAGAAGAAGCTGATGACTTTATTGCAAGAGGTTTTGTTAGAGATAAGTCAGGAGGAGATGGTTATTATTTACCGCCTGACCCGGTCAACAACTTCATTGACAAGAAGATTGCACCGTACATCCGCGATGAAATGGCCACACCTAATGATCCGTTGCGAGCAATGGCTGAGAAGTATGCTGTGGACAAACCAGTTAGGCTGGCTGAGGTGCAAGGTCGGATTGATGCCTTTGCTGCCAAGATGGAACAAACGGCTAGAAAGCGTGGCGTGCCTGTTGAGATGCTGACCTCAATGCGCCAGCAGATGATTGGCCTAGAGAAAGAGAGAGACCTGTTGCAAGTTAGGGAGGCACTTCATGCAGAAATTTTACCAACCACATACGACATGGGACGTAAACGCAAAGAGAGAGGTTTCCCAGAAGAGGGTATGGGTGTATCTCCACAAGCCAAGGCATGGGAAAGCAAGTCTGACTCATTTATCAATAGCCTTAAAGCATCTGACCTGACCACCGGGGACTACCAAGGGGTTCAAATAAAAAATCCTTGGCTTTTTAAAGTTCCTTCGGAAACACCAGTTTATAACTTATATAACGGTTTAAATAGTGACCTTGGCTTTGACCACCTCGTTGATGAACTTCGCAATGCCACTAATCCTGCATCTGGTTTGCCTAAAAACTTGCTCATTGACCCTGCCGACTTAGGCAAGCTCACAATGACTCAAGCGGTTGACCGTGTGGCTGACATCAATGCTTGGCGTGCCACACAGAAGATAGAAGCCAACCAATTGATTGCCAACAATGCAGCTACATTCCTGCACAAAGAGTATCCAACTATTCCCGGATTAGATACCCCTAATAAGCTTGGTTTAAAGTGGGTGCAAATTAGACATGACCCAACTCTTGATATTTTACCTAAAAGTCTTAAAGGTAAACAAGAAGGTGACGAATACGTTATTCGAAATTCTAAAGGTGAATTGCTGGTTTCGCACGACAATTATACTTACGCTTTTGATGATCTTAGGGAAAATTATCCTCAGTATTTTAAGAATGACCCGCTTAAAAAGGCCTTAAAGTATGAAGGCGACGTCATGGGCCACTCTGTCGGCGGGTATGGCATTCAAGGTAACTATGGCGCAGGAGGCATAACCGCCATTCGAGAAGGTGAAGCTAGCATTTATTCACTACGTGATGCAAAAGGTCAACCACAGGTGACAATTGAAACTAGACCTGGGTACACCACCTTTGACGCATGGAAACGTGATGATAAGTCTGGACCTGAAAGAATCATTCAAATCAAAGGCTTCAGGAACAAAAAACCTGCTGATGAGTACCTACCATTCGTGCAGGACTTTGTCAAGAGTGGCAATTGGTCTGAAGTTAATGACTTGGCGAATGCAGGGCTACATGATGCCCGCGCTGCTGGTAAGGCTATAGAAGGCCGACCCGCGTTCATGACTGATGAGGAGCTCGAGGCATTTAAAGCTGAGTTTGCTCCTAAACCCGAAGGCATGGCCCACGGCGGCTTAGTCTCAACCAATTTTGACCCAATTAAAATTCAACAAATCATTGCTGGCTTAGATGATGAGTATGATCCTGAACGCATCCAGCAAATAGTTGCGCAACGTGAAAGTGCATATGCCTAAAAATACAGACCTGACCATTGAAGAAGACGAAATCGTTGAGGTAGATGATGACGAGTCAGACACCGAGGATACTGATGACGGCGGCGCAATGGTCAAACTCAAGAACGAGGACGACCAACGCCAAAAGCAAGCGCACTTTGCCAACATTGTTGACGAGGTTGACCAAGCCGACTTGCAAGACGCCGTCACCGACCTGCTAGACAAGGTTGCCAAGGACAAAGACGCACGGCAGAAGCGAGACAAGCTCTACGAGGAAGGCTTGCGCCGTACTGGCTTAGGTGACGATGCACCGGGCGGTGCGCAGTTCACCGGCTCAACAAAGGTTGTCCACCCCATGCTGGTGGAAGCCTGCGTGGACTTCTCTAGCCGAGTGATGAAGGAGATCTTCCCTCCTGGCGGCCCAGTCAAGAGCAAGATCCTAGGCGAGAAGGAGAAGGACAAGGTCGCCAAGGCCGAGCGCAAGACTGACTACATGAACTGGCAGGCTACTGAGCAGATGGTTGAGTTCCGTGGTGAGTTAGAGCAGCTCAGTACCCAACTGCCCTTGGGCGGTGCTCAGTACCTCAAAATGATGTGGAGCGCCCAATACCTGCGCCCTTGCGCTGAGTTCATCCCCATCGATGATGTGTATTTGCCCTTTGCGGCTACCAACTTCTACAGCGCTGAGCGCAAGACCCACGTCCAGTATGTGACTAAGATGGAGTACCAGCGTCGGGTCAAATGTGAGATGTACATTGACGTTGACCTTGGTTCGCCAGAAGTGCCTGACTTCAGCAAGGCGTCGATTGCCAATGACAAAATTGAAGGGCGCAAGGACACCTCCTACAATGAAGACGGTCTGCGCACCATTTTCGAGATCTACACCCACTTAGACTTTGGTGATGGGGTTGAGCCGTACATCATCAGCATTGACAAGACCAGCAGCAAGGCCGTGGCGCTGTACCGCAACTGGGAACCTGAAGACGAGCGCCGTGTAGAACTTGACTGGATTGTGGAATTCCCCTTTGTGCCATGGCGGGGTGCTTACCCCATCGGCCTGACCCACATGATTGGCGGCTTGTCAGGGGCAGCTACAGGTGCCTTACGCGCCCTGCTGGACTCCGCCCACATTCAGAACATCCCAACCCTGCTCAAGCTAAAAGGCGGTCCTGGTGGCCAGACGCTCAACGTCCAACCCACCGAGGTTGTGGAACTTGAAGGCGGAGCGCTCATCGATGATGTGCGCAAACTGGCCATGCCGCTGCCGTTCAATGGTCCTAGCCCTGTACTGTTTCAGCTACTAGGCTTTGTGGTTGACGCAGGCAAGGGCGTTGTGCAGACCAGCTTTGAGAAGCTGAGCGATGCCAACCAAGCACAGCCGGTTGGTACCACGATGGCCCTGATTGAGCAGGGTATGGTGGTCTTCTCTAGCATTCACTCGCGCATCCATAGCTCAATGAGCCGTGTGTTTAAGATTCTGCACCGGATCAACAGCGCCTACCTGACCATTGAAGACATTGAAGCGCAGGCATCTGGTTTGGATGTCAAGCCAGAAGACTTTGACGGTCCAATGGACGTTGTGCCGGTAAGTGACCCAGCAATCTTCAGCGAGACGCAACGCTTTGCTCAGACTCAAGCGCTCATGCAACGCTCGGCCACCATGCCGCAGATGTATGACCAGCGCAAAATTGAGCAATTGTTTTTGCGCACGCTGAAGATCAGCGCTGACGATGTACTACAACCCGCGCCAGGCACCGAGGACATTGACCCGGTGAGCGAGAACGTGGCTGCAGTTATGGGAACTCCTGTTTATGTTCTGCCGCAGCAAGACCACATTGCTCACCTCAAAACACACTTGGCGTTTCTGAAGTCGCCGCTGTTTGGCCAGAACCCGGCCATCGTTAAAACCTACATGTTCCCGATGGCCACTCACCTGCGCGACCACTTGCTGAACTACTATCTGACTGAGGCTCATGAGGCAGTGGACGTTGCGCAGAAGAAGGACTTGATTGAGAAAGAAGCAGAGCAACAGGTCAAGGTGATTCTCAAGGTGCAAGAAATCATTGAGCAACAGCTTAGCGGCTTTGCCCAAGAGTTGGCACAGATTGACCAAGCTGCTCAGCAGTTTAAACCTCAACCGCCTATGCCGCCAGACAGCAGCATGCAAGTAGCACAACTCAATGCGCAGTTGCAAGGCCAAGCACTACAGCAACGCACACAACTTGATCAGGCAAAAATGCAGCAAACCGCTCAACTTGAGCAAGCAAAAATGCAGCAAACCGCTCAACTTGAGCAAGCAAAAATGCAGCAAGCTATACAGGCTGAACAAGTTAATATGCAACTTGAGCAAGCTAAGCTACAACTTGAGCAAGTCAAAGTGCAGCAAGATGCACAGCAAAATGCACAAAAGATGGCAGAAGACGCTCAGCAAACAATCCTCAAAGAGCAATCAGCGAACGAGCGCACAAAGATCGAACTGCAAACCCGCTATCAAATGAACACCGACGACAACAACACAGCCCTACGCTTAGCTGCAACCGAGTTAGCTACGGGCGAGAAGTTTGCCGTCTCAACAGGTACAGGCGTCAATCCCGGCACTTGACACACAGGAGAAACCACGATGAACAATACCCCCGCAGTCCCAATGAATAACGGCGCGGTCAAGCAACACCACCGCATGGCGGCAGGAGAGCCCGTAACTGGCCAGACCCTGCCCGCAGCGCCCGCAATGCCAAAGACGCCTGCGTGAGAATAGAAGACGTTTTGTTGCATCGGCTAAAAGCCGCGCAAGCAAGTTTTGCGCTTGAATCACTCAAGCGTCCTCAAAACCGCGATGCCTTTGAGTACGGCTATCGCGTGGGCGTTGTATCAGGTTACGACGCAGCGTTAGATGTACTTTTTACCATTTTGGAAGAGGAGAAAAACAGTGGCAATGACTTATGAGGACGCAATGGCAGAGGCTTTTCCGGCTGCAGAAGCCGGCATTCAGCCTTTTGGGAGCCGTGTTCTGGTACAAATTCGCAGTCCCAAACAACGCACCGCTTCGGGCATAATTTTAGATGTGGGCTCCCGAGACACTGAAAAGTGGAATACTCAGGTAGCCAAAGTCATCTCAATTGGCCCCTTGGCATTCAAGAATCGCAACACGATGGCCAGTTGGCCCGAGGGTTCTTGGTGCGAGGAGGGTGAGTATGTGCGAGTTGCCAAGTATGGTGGCGATAGGTGGGAGGTTCCCATGTCAAACGGCGAATCGGCGCTGTTTGTAATCTTTAACGACTTGGACATCATCGGGCGAGTTAACGTCGATCCGCTGTCCATTCGTGCATTCATCTGAAAGGAGATGAGAAATGGCTGAAACCCTGAACGAGAACGACGAGGACAAAAAGCCTCTAGAAGACCTTGTCATTTTGGAAGACAAACCGCCTCAAGACGATGAGGATGATGATCGAATTAAGGCTGACGAAGACAGCGGCACTGACTCTGAGCGGGAAGCAATCCGTGAACGGCGTCGGTTAGAGAAAGTTGAGCGCCGTGACCGCAAAGACAAGGCAATCACTCGCGACAAAACAGAACTAGACTTCCTGCGCAAGCGCAATGACGAGCTAGAACGTCGCATGGGGGCGCAGGAGCAGCGCGCTCACCAGACGGACTTGCAGAACATTGACGCGCACATCCGTCGTGCGCAAGAAGAGGCTGAAATGTCAGACCGGGTCATCGCTAAAGCCATTGAGTCAAGCAACGGTGCTGACGTGGCGCAGGCGTTGAAGTACCGAGACCAGGCGTTGGCCAAAATCAATCAACTCCATGCTATTAAAGCGCAGGCTTCACAAGCGCCGGTAAAGCCGCAACAGCAAGTTGATGAAGCTACCCTGAACCACGCCAGGGACTTCATGGCTGACCACCCTTGGTATGACGTCAATGGGCGTGACGAGGATAGCGCAATTGTTCTAGCAATTGACCAATCGCTAAATAGGGACGGCTACGACTCTAAGTCTGACGAATATTGGGCAGAACTCAAACGTCGTGCCGCTCGCCGCCTGCCGGAGCGGTTTAAGACCGAAACACGGGTTGCACGAGGCGGTCCTGTCGTTGGTTCTGGCCGAGAACACGCGCCAACCTCAACTCGCAATGAAGTCTACATCAATCCAGAACGAAAGCAAGCTCTGATTGAGGCAGGGGTGTGGGATGACCCTATTTTGCGCAAGAAATACGCTGCTCGATACGCAGAATACGACCGCAATCAACGCAATCAAGCATAAAAAACTTTATTTTTCAAAAATTGAGGTATAATCCTCAACAATCGCTGAAAGGAGCGAGAATATGTCCGACGAACGCTTAAAGAAATCCGCTGGTGACAATCGCGAGCAACGCGCTGTGCAAGACCGCACGGCGACTGAGAATCGTGAGTTGTCCGATGATGAGCGAGTTGAAATGTTCCGTCAACAGTTTTTCCAGTCCTCGTTACCTGACTTACCAAAGCTGCCCGGCTGGCATCCTTGCTGGCTAACAACGACGAACCCACGTGACTCTATCCAAACTCGTATCCGCTTGGGCTATCAGCCCATCAAGCCAGAAGATGTTCCTGGCTGGGAATACGCCACCCTTAAAACAGGTGATTGGTCCGGATTCATTGGGGTCAATGAGATGCTTGCGTTTAAGTTGCCCATGAGTTTGTACGAAAAGTACATGCGCGAAGCCCATCACGATGCCCCTCTGCGCGAAGAGGAAAAGCTCACCGATACGGCTGACTTCCTTGAGCAACAAGCACGATCATCTAAATCGAAGTTGACGCTGGGCGATGGTAATACAGAATTGGGACAAAAGCGGCAAGCTCAGTTTGATCTTGCTTGACAGACTTTTAACCCCTTAGGAGAAAGCTAATGTCCTCGACTAGCGCACCCTTTGGTTTTAGGGCAAGTTTCCACAACAGTGGACAGATGCGCCCTAAAGCCTACACAATCGCCAGCACTTACGCTGCCAACATTTTCGAGGGAGACCCCGTAAAGTTGGTGGATGCAGGTACTGTTCAACTCGGCACATCTGACGGCACTCGCTCAGGAACTGTTGCTGGTATTTTGCTGCTCGGCATCTTTGCCGGCTGCCAATATACCGATGCATTGGGCAAGCCAACCCTATCATCGTACTGGCCTTCTGGAGTAACCGCAACGGATATTACGGCTTGGGTCTATGACGATCCGGAAACTCTGTTCAACGTGCAGTACTCTAATCCGGGTACACCTGGCACCACGACTATGCAAACTGCCGTTGGTGAACAGATGGATTGGGTTGTGGCCTCGCCTGGCGGTTCCACCTCAACAGGGTTGTCAAACACCCAAATCGGCGTCATCGAAACCACATCTGGTCAATTCCAGTTGACTGGCTTTGCGGGCGAAATCAACGACTCCATAACAGACGCATACATTGTAGCCATTGTTCGTATCAACGAGCATATCTACAAAGCTGCTGTTAACTCAATCTAAGGAGGGCTGACAAATGGCTACCCCAATGCGCAGTACCGACTTTAGGTCGGTTGTTGAGCCGATTATGAACGAGGTGTTCGACGGCGTTTATGAGCAACGTGCTGACGAATGGAAGATGGTCTTCCGTGAGCAAAAAGGCATTCCTCGGAATTACCACGAAGAGCCCGTCTTGTACGGTTTCGGCGCGGCTCCTGAGTTGCCTGACGGCATGGCTGTGACCTACCAAAGCGGTGGTGTGCTCTTTATTCAGCGTTACCTTTACAAAGTGTTTGGCTTGGCCTTCGCGTTGACCAAGGTGCTCGTTGAAGACGGTGACCACATCCGCATCGGTCAGACTTACGCCAAGCACTTGGCTCAGTCGCTGATTGAGACTAAGGAAACCCTGGCTGCCAACATCCTGAACCGTGCCTTCAACAGCGCGTATCTGGGTGGTGACGGTGTTTCTTTGGTGTCTACAGCCCACCCGATTGTCAGTGGTACGTTTAGCAACCAGCTAACTACCGCTGCCGCTCTGTCGCAAACATCGCTTGAGCAGATTTTGGTTCAGATTCGCAACGCTGTTGACAACAACGGCAAGCGTATTCGTCTGGTGCCAAAGAAAATCGTTTCTGGACCCAGCAATGTGTTCCAGGCCGAAGTGCTACTCAAGTCTGTACTGCGCAGCGGCACTGCTGACAATGACATCAACCCGGTCAAGTCTATGGGCTTGCTGGCTGAAGGTCAGGGCAATCTGTCGCGTATCACGTCTACCACCGCTTGGTGGGTCCAGACCGATGCGCCAGACGGTTTGAAGCTGTTGATGCGTCGTGGCTTGGAGAAGTCTATGGAAGGCGACTTTGAGACTGACTCCATGCGCTACAAAGCGACAGAGCGTTACGTGCTGGGTTGGACTGACCCACGCGGCGTTTTCGGAACCCCTGGGATCTAAGACTACGGGCTTTAACCCTCAACTCACAAGGTTGGGGGTTATGGAGGTAGTTTTAATGCGTCTGACAGCTTAGACCTCAAGCTGACGACATGCAGACAGACGCATTACACTTGCATGTAAGGAAACATCATGGCATCCACGACCTTTTCGGGCCCAGTAACGTCCACCAATGGATTCATTACTGGTTCAGGCTCACTCGTTCAAATCACGGCTGCAACTACAGCCACTAGCGCAGCAAATGCTGGGCGCTTGAATCTGTTTAACGTAGCTGCCGGGGCAATCGTTACACTGCCTGCGGCTACTGGCAGTGGCAACCAATACAATTTTGCCGTGCAAACCACAGTCACTAGCAACAACTATGTTGTGCAAGTTGCAAACGCTACTGATGTAATGGCGGGTCGCGCCGTCATGTTGCAAGACGCCGCCGATACAGTAGTCGGCTTTGAAACCGTTGCCGCATCTGACACTATTACCCTAAACGGCACCACCAAAGGCGGCACCAAGGGCGATACGATCTACATCACAGATATTGCCAGTGGATTGTTTTTGGTACATTGCAATTTGACCGGCACCGGCACAGAAGCTACACCATTCAGCGCTGCTGTTTGATCGGGAGATCAACATGGCTGACGCAGTAGCATCACAAACTCTACTTGACGGCGAACGGCTGTTCATCGCCAAGTTTACAAACATATCTGACGGTACAGGTGAGACCGGCGTTGTAAAAATTGATGTCACCACTCTTGCGCGAAATTCTTTTAATTTGGCATGCAATGGTGTCAAAATCAACAAAATCTGGGCCACTACTCATGGCATGGAAGTACGCATTCTTTGGGATGCTAGCACGGACGTATTTGCGTGGTTAGTTCCTCAGAATACAAACTACCTGATGGATTTCTCTTCTTTTGGCGGCTTGCAAAACAATGGTGGGACCGGAGTAACTGGAAACGTACTGTTTACCACTTCAGATGCTTCTAGTGGTGACATGTACACCATTGTCCTCGAATGTATCAAAACCTACGCAAGCGCGTAAAAGGAAATAACATGGGCTGCACTTACGTAAAAGAGTTTAGTTTCGGCGGCAAGGTTACACCCACCGTAGCCGTGCATAAGCATGAGAAAGCTTTGCACCCTGGCAAGCCAATGACCAAAATGGCCAAGGGCGGCAAGGTGATGGAGAAGGCCACAGGTGAGGTCTACCCAAGCCGCAAGGCCATGATGATGCATGAGAAGGAGGAAACTCCTAGGATGCAACGCGAAGAGATCATGCAAAAGTCTAGCATGCGTGCACCTCGCCGCTCAGTACCCGTAGCTCCAATGGCTCCGATGATTGCCATGAACAAGGGTGGTATGCACAAGATGCCTGACGGAAAAATGATGAAGAACTCCGCCATGAAAAAAGGTGGCATGGCAAATTCAAATTGCTAATTTGAGCTTATAATTTAGTCTTCCGGGCGTGCTGAAACAGCGGCCACTTGACCCCAACCCGGAGCTGGTATGGCGTTTTCTGGCAATGTAAGCGGCACAACATTCAATGCGCTAAAGGTAGTCGACCATGCCTTTAGGCGTTGCCGTTTGCCTGCGCAAGCCATTACTGCTGAGATGCAGACTTATGCACTAGAGTCACTCTACTTGCAGTTGTCTGAAATGGCAAACATCAAGACTCCTAGTTGGTGCATTGAAAAACTCATCTTGCCCTTCTACGAAAACCAGGAGATTATCCCTCTCCCTGTCGGCACGGTAGAGGTGCTCAATGCTAACTACCGAGTCATTCAGCCGGTGACTGGCACAGAAACAACAACCAGCACGTCGTATACAGTCAACTTTGGCTCAGCCACGGTGGTAGACACGATTGGCATTGAATGGTCAGGCACCTCAGTTACTGTCACGTTTCAGGTCTCAACGAACGGCACAACTTGGGTTACAGTCGGTAGCTCGTCGGTGGCCGCAGTTGCAGGTGAGATTGTTTGGACAGATATTTCCGGCGCTCTTGCGTACCAGTACTTCAGGATCACCTCTGCTAGCACAATCCTTTATACGACCATTACGCTGGGCAACATGCCTCAGGAAATACCCTTTGGTGTGCTGAACAGGGATACCTACGTTGCGCAGTCAAACAAGGTTTTTCCAGGCAGGCCTAATAGCTACTGGTTTCAACGAGACATTCCAGAGCCTGTGATGCATGTGTGGCCCGCGCCATTTGCTGGCGCTGAGCAAGCCCAACTTATCGTTTGGCGTCATCGGCACATCATGGATACCGAAAACTTGCAGCAAGACGTTGAGGTGCCGCAGCGTTGGTTGGAAGCCATTGTGAACGGGCTAGCCGCTAAGGTGGCCTCAGAAACAGCTCAAGTAGACATTAATTTGATTCCGATTCTTGAGCAGAAATATTTGGCGTCTCGTCAAACAGCTTGGGATGGCGACAATGATGGTTCGCCAATCTTTATCCAGCCTGCCATCGGTGCGTACACGCGATGATATACCTAGACGTTTCTGGTCAGGCTACCTACGGGATTGCCATATGCGGACGGTGTTCACGCAAGTTCTTACTTGCTGAACTGTCACCGGACCCAAATTCGCCGGGCCTTATGGTTTGCAAAGAAGACCTAGATGACTATGATCCGTACCGACTTGCACCCCGAGCGCCTGACCAGATTGTGCTGCCTTTCACCCGCCCTGACACCCCTATCAATACGCATCCTGCAGGGTTGATACAGGAAGCAGGTGACTTGTTCATCACTACCGAAGACGGTGATGAGTACTTGGAGATTTGAATGTCAGTACCTAGCAACCTAATCCCAACGCGAATCACGCAGCTTCCAACAGCTCCTGTAGCTGATGATAACAGTTTGATGATGATTGTCTACCAAGGCAACAACTACAAGATTCGTGTCGGTGACTTGCTAACTGTGGCAGGGGTTCCTATAACCCGGCAAGTGATTGCCGGTACAGGTTTGACAGGCGGCGGTGCGCTTTCTAGCAATGTGACTCTCAGTGTTGCGGTTGCTGGAATAGGGGCCACCCAGCTTAATGCCACAGGTGTAACCCCTGGTGTTTATGGTGACGCCACAAACATTCCGGTTTTCACGGTTGACTCAAACGGTCGCTTGGCTACCGCAACCACTACACCGGCTGCCGTCCCATCGGTTACCGGCACGGCCAATCAAATTACTATATCGGCTGGGCCAACGATAGCCATAGCCAACAACCCCGTAGTTCCCGGCACGGGCGGCATGATTCTGCCCGTCGGCACGACAGGTCAGCGCGGAACATCAAGCGACGGCAATCTGCGGTACAACACCACAACGGCCAGTTTTGAGGGCTACGCCAACGGTGCATGGGGTTCCATTGTCAGCGGCTCCGGCGTCAGTTCAATTTCTTTTGGTTCAACCGGCTTGACTCCATCTACAACGAGTACAGGGGTTGTCACCGTTGCAGGAACATTAGCGGTACTCAACGGAGGCACCGGCGTTACCACATCCACAGGAACGACAAATGTCGTGCTGTCCAACAGCCCAACGCTGGTAACGCCGAATCTTGGCACGCCAACTGTTTTGGTTGGCACAAACATCACGGGAACGGCCACAGCTTTTACCGCAAGCAACGTCACAACCAATGCCAATCTGACAGGTGATGTGACATCGGTAGGAAACGCAACCACGCTTGCCACAGTGGCTTCGGCAGGCTCTACAGGGTCTAGCACAGCAATCCCTGTCATCACCATCAACGCCAAGGGCTTGACGACAAGCATCAGCACGGCAGCAGTCATTGCGCCCGCAGGAACCCTGTCTGGTGCAACGCTGGCATCTGGGGTTACAGCCTCCTCGCTGACAAGTTTGGGAACGATTACAAGCCTTGTGGTGACGGCAGGAACCATTGCCACAACGCCGTCAGCGGCCACAGACATTGCCAACAAGTCGTATGTCGATACTGTTGCACAGGGCTTGGATACCAAAGCCTCCGTGGTGGCTGGAACAACGGCAAACATCACACTGTCTGGAGCGCAGACCATTGATGGCATCTCAATCGTTGCAACTGACCGTGTTTTGGTAAAGAACCAAACAGCGCCAGCGGAAAACGGGATTTATGTTGCGTCGGCCACAGCATGGGCAAGAGCGGCTGACATGAGTACATGGGCACAAGTTCCCGGCGCTTACGTCTTTATTGAAACAGGAACCACACTGGCCGACACAGGTTGGGTCTGCACAAGTGACGCAGGCGGCACAATCAATGTCACCGCCATCACTTGGGCGCAGTTCTCAGGCGCTGGCTCTGGGGTGAGTTCAATCACCTTTGGCACAACAGGGCTGACACCCGCAACCACGACGACTGGCGCGGTGACGGTTGCAGGCACTTTGGCTATTGCCAACGGCGGAACCAACTCAACTGCAACTGCAACTGCGGGTGGCTCTGCATACGGCACTGGAACTGCATTTGCGTTCACTGCGGCAGGAACTGCTGGGCAAGTATTAACATCGGCAGGAGCCAGCGCACCAGTGTGGGCAGGCATCTCGGGCGGAACATTTTAAGGAACTCTCATGGCACAAAGCGGCTACACCCCAATCTCCCTTTACTACTCGGCAACAGGCGCTGCTGTCCCGTCGGCTGGAAACCTAGTTGCTGGTGAATTGGCACTCAATACCAACGACGGCAAGCTGTACTTCAAGAACAGTTCTGGCGTAGTCACCCTGCTGGCAGGCTCAACTTCTGGCCCTGCTGGTGGCTCGACCACTCAGGTGCAGTACAACAATGCTGGCGTACTGGCAGGGATTACAGGCGCTACAAGCAACGGCACAGTACTGACCCTTGTTGCCCCTGTCCTTGGAGCAGCCACAGCCACATCACTGCAAGGCATCATTGGCAACGTCACCCCGGCTGCTGGTTCATTCACAACCCTCGGCGCATCGTCCACGGCTACGCTCAACACGCTTGTGTCAAGCGGTGCAACGCTGACGGGCGGGTCAATCAACGGCATGACTGTCGGCGCTACGACTGCGACCACGGGTGCGTTTACTACGGTGAGTGCTACGGGTGATGTAACTCTTTCAACCCAGATTCTTTTAAACAACAATAAATATATTGGGTTTAAAAACACTACTGGTACTTATGCGGCTTCAATTTTTAACGACACATCCAATTTTTTAAATCTATATAACAGCGGCAATACAGGCACAATTTTCTATGTAAACGCTGCCGAACAAATGCGCTTGACCAGTGCAGGTCTAGCAGTCACCGGGACGCTGAGTGCTACGGGCACATTAAGCGGCGGCACAAGCGGCACAGCGTACAGCTTCTCAGGCAGTGCGCCAGCGACCAGCTTGACGTTGGATAGCAGCGGTAACTTGGGCTTGGGGGTTACTCCGAGTGCTTGGAGTAGCGCAAGCAGACCCGCATTGCAATTAACAAATGGTGCGGCTTTGTTTAGTCGTAGTGCGGCTACTGCATTAGGTCAAAATGTTTTTTATAACAGCAGTGATGCTTCGGCATATATTGCTAATGGTTTTGCCACCTTGTATTACCAAACAAGCGGCCAACACGCTTGGTACACGGCCCCAAGTAACTCATCTGGTGCAGGAGCAACACCTGTTTCCTTCACCCAAGCAATGACGCTGGATGCAAGCGGTAACTTGGGTATTGGGACGAGTTCGCCTGCACAGAAACTTGGACTAAGCAGCGCGGATACTACTGGAACGGCTATAAACATCATCAACACCAGCACCGGCGGCTACAACTGGAACATA